AAGCGATGCAGTTCACCATTAAGGACAAAACGTTCAGCGCCGGGCTCATGCCCGCCATAAAGCAATTCCATGTCGTGCGGCGGCTCACGCCGCTCGTCGACGCGGCAAAAGACATGCTTGACGACAAGGCCGTCAAAAGACTCATGGAGGGAGGGAAAACCGAAGACGTGCAGCTTTCCGACTTCCATCTCGGCCCGATCGCATCCGTCCTCGCGTCTCTGTCCGACGCCGATTTCGAGTACGTCGTCAACGCCTGCCTTGACGTGACCGAGCTGAAGCAGCCCGACGGCGGGTTCGCTCCGGTACGCGTCAAGGGCGTCGTCATGTTCCCGTTCGATCTGTCGACGCTCATCGGCATCGTCTGGAACGTGCTCAAGGGGAATCTTTCCGGTTTTTTCGGAGACCTCGGCTCGGCTTTGTCCGCCAAGGGGCCGACGTCGCCGTCGAATGGGTAAGCCTTCCCACCGGCGAGGACTGGATCATGCGGCCGGTCATCCGGGGGGTATGCCGGTTTGAGAGCCTCAAGGACGGCGTCCTCACGCTTGAGGACGTCGCCCTCATGAACGAGGCGCTCGACGTGCAGGACGAGAACGAACATAGGTATATGACTGCAAAGGAAAGGGAGCGCAGATAATGGCGGGTGCCGCGAGAATTGCCGAGTTTTTCGCCTCGGTGGGCTTCCAGGCCGACGAAAAGTCGCTTAAGTCCGCGCTCACGAAAGTGGCCGCCTTCGGCGCGTCCGTTTCCGTGCTCGCGGGCGGCGTCTTCGCGTCGCTTGTGGGCATCGCCAAAGCCGAAGCCGACATCGCCGCGCAGGCCGACAAGCTCGGCACTTCTTCGGAACGCCTTGAGGAACTGCGGTATGTCGCCGAACAGACGGGCTCGAGCGCCGACAAGCTCACGGCCGCGCTCGAATCCATCGCCTCGAAGAATCCCCGCATCAAAGACACGGCCGCCGCCTTCGATCTGGTTTCCGACCGTATGCGGGGCATGTCCGAGCTACAAAGAAAACTCTACGCGCAACGGCTTGGCATCGATCCGACGCTCATTCCCATGATGACGGACGACGTGGCCGGGCTCCGGGAGGAATTCCGGGCCATGTACGCCGTGGCCGGGACGGATGCGAAGGCCGCCGCCGAAGAGTCGAAGGGCTTTTTGAACGAGCTTGCCAAGCTGAAGACGCTTTCCGGGATGCTGGCCAAGGCCGTGGGGCTCGCCTTCATCGGCAAGATCCGGCGCGACATCGAAAACCTGCGCCGGGTCATCATGGAGAACTTTGGGAAGATCCAGCGCATCCTGCAAATCGTGATCGGTTTTGTCATGCGCGTAGCCGGGGCGATCGGCGCGTTCGTCTACCGCATCATCAAATGGGCGGGACAGCTCGTCGGCTGGTTCGACAGTCTTGACGATGGGCAAAAAAAACTTGTTATCGGCGTGGGGTTGCTCATTGCGGCGTGGAAGATGCTGAACCTCGCCTTCCTGACCACGCCGCTCGGTATGCTCATTACCGGGCTCGCCGGCATCGTCGCCCTTATCGACGACTATCTCACATTCATGGAGGGCGGGGAAAGCTATTTCGATTGGACCCCGTGGGCCGATACCATCAAAACATGCGTCGACTGGCTGCAACGCGCGGCTGGGGCGATCGGCACGTTCATTACGGAACATCAGGATCTCCTTATGAGCGTCGCCAAGGGGATCGGCGTATTCATGGGCATTCGGGGCGCGATCGGCATGGTCATTGCCGGGATTGGCGGCATGAAGAAAGCCTTTTCCGTATTTACGGCGGCGCTTTCAGCCAACCCGTTCATGCTCCTGCTCGCCGTGGCCGTTACCGTCGCGACGCTCATCATAGATAATTGGGACGCGGTCAAGGCGTTCTTCGTTGATGCATGGGCAACCATCAAAGAGACCTTCGGCAACGCATGTGACGCCATTTCCGCCAAGTTCCCAAACCTTACGGCGGCAGCCGAAGCCATGCTTCAGGGGCTCCTGCAACAGTTCGGGTTGCTGCGGGACTTTGTGGTCGCCGTCTTTACCGGCGACTTCTCCGGAGCCGTTGATGCCGCGATCGGACTGTTTACGAACTTTCAGGAAACGCTGTGGAACATCTTTTCCGCGCTGGGCAGCGCCATCCTCGGGATATTCTCCTCCCTGTGGGGCAAGGTCGCCGAAACCTTCCCCGATTTCGGCAAATGGGCCGAAAGCGCTGGCGAAGCGATCAAAGGGGCTTTCGGTCGCGCGATCGGATGGGTCAAGGAAAAGCTCGGCGGGCTTGTGGACATGCTCCCGGATTGGGTGCTTGAAAAGATAGGATGGAAAACGGAAGGCGACGAAAAAAGCGGCACCCCCGAGAAGGCTGTCCCGGCGTCCGCAAACGGGGTTCCCGAATACCGGGCGGCAATGGAACCGGCATACCGAAATCCCTATATGCCTCCTTCCGGTTCGGCCATTGTTCCGACCGCCGCACAACGCGCCAACATGACGACGAACAACCGGAGCATGAAGATCGACGCCAAAACCGAGATCACCGTCAACGGCGCGCAGTCTCCCGCCGAAACGGCGAAGAACGTCGCCAGGCAGCAAACGAACGTCAACGCGGATCTCGTCCGTCACGCGCAAGGGGCAGCCCGATGAACTGGCTATCGCAATCAGAGGAACCCGCAACTCTGCGCCCCCAACGCAGTATCGGGGGCGTCACGTTCGACGTGGTCGTCGAAGAGCAGCACGAAGATACGCTTGAGATCACCGAGCACCCCGTCGAGCACGGCGCAAACATCAGCGATCACGCGTTCATGAAGCCTGCGTCAGTCACCATCCGCGCGGGCGTTTCGGACGGTTCCGGCTCCATTGCCGGAGAAAAGGCGGGGGTTTCCGTGTATGAGGCGCTGCAAACACTCCAGAAGGCCCGCGAGCCGTTCGACATCATCACCGGTAAGCGCAAGTACCGAAATATGCTTATCGAAACGCTCTCCGTGCTGACGGACGCCGATTCCGAAAACGCGCTCGTCGTCACGGCGGATTGCCGCGAAGTCATCATCGTCAAGACGCAGACGGTTTCCGTCCCTCCCCGCTCAAGGCACAGAAACGCGGGAAAGACCGGCGGGACGGCGAACAAAGGGCAAAAGCAGGCGAAACGTCAATCCATACTCAAGGCGGGGATCGGATAATGGCCGTTTATACCATTCCTTTGGAACCCGAACCGCAGAGCTTCACCATCGCGCTCGGCGGCAAGGAATACCGGCTCACCGTCCGCTGGTTCGACGCCCCCGAGGGCGGGTGGCTCCTCGATCTGGCGACGGTTGAGGACGAGCCCGTCATAGCGGGCATCCCGCTGGTGGCCGGGTGCGATCTTCTTGAGCAGTACGCATACCTCGGCATCGGCGGCAAGCTCGCCGTCTCCGGAGACGTGCCGCCGATGCTGGATAATTTGGGGGAAGACGTAACCCTACTTTTCGAGGTGGACGATGACGACTAGCGCATCAAACAAGGAAGAGAAGGAATCCGGCCGCCAGTGGCTCCGGAAGTGCTCCCTTCTCGTCGGCAAGGGGAGCGACGGCCTTGAGCTCGGGGATCTGCGGATCGTCTTCAAGACGACGAAGGGCGACGTCGAAACCCCGAACAGCGCCGAAATCAATGTTTACAACCTGTCCGAAGCCACGAGCAGCAAGATCAGGAAGGAATTTACCCGCGTCGTGCTTCAGGCGGGCTATCAGGACAACTGCGCGGTCATCTTCGACGGGACGATCAGGCAGGTCCGGCGCTTCCGCGAGAACGGGACGGACGTTTGCACGGCCATCCTCGCCGCCGACGGCGACGCGGCTTATAACTACGCGGTGGTCAATACGACGCTCGCGGCGGGTTCCACGTCTGCCGAACACGTCGGGGCGTGCCAGAAGGCTTTCTCGGGAAAGGGCGCGGATACCGGGTATATCCCGGACATGGCAGGCCCGGCGCTCCCGCGCGGCAAGGTCATGTACGGCATGGCGCGCAAATACATGCGCGACACCGCGAAGCAGACCGGCACGTCGTGGAGCATCCAGGACGGCAAGGTGCAGATGGTTCCCGTCAGGGGATATCTTCCCGGCGAAGCCGTGGTGCTGACGGCTGAAACCGGGCTTGTCGGCACGCCGGAGCAGACGAACGACGGCATAAAAGTCCGTTGCCTGCTCAATCCCCGGCTCCGCATCGGCGGCCGCATCAAGCTCGACAACGCGAGCGTGAAGGAAATGAAGACGGAACTCAAAATGAACGCGAACCTGTACGGAAAACCGAAGCTCGACAATGACGGCCTGTACCGCATCATCAAGTGCGAGTTCACGGGCGACACGCGCGGCAACGACTGGTACGCCGATCTCGTCTGCATCGGCATTGACGACACCATGCATCTTCCTTTGGACCAGCTATGATCGATAGACGCGAACGACAAGACGATCCCGTGGAGGCCCAGCGTGCGGCCCTTGACGGACGACAGGCCGAAATCTGGACGGCGCTCCCCGGCATCGTCCAATCCTTTGATCCGGTGGCCATGACCGTTACCGTACAGCCCGCCGTAGCCGGGCGGGTGACGGACGAAACGGGCAAGACGTCTTCCGTAAACATGCCCCTTCTGCCCGACGTCCCCGTGGTCTTTCCCGGCGGCGGGGGTTTTACGTTGACCTTCCCCGTCGCCTCCGGGGACGAGTGCCTTGTGGTGTTCGCTTCCCGCTGCATCGATGCGTGGTGGCAGTCGGGCGGAATAGGCGAACCGATGGAGCCCCGGATGCACGACCTCTCGGACGGCTTCGCCCTTGTCGGCGTGCGCAGCCAGGCGCGCGCTCTCTCCCCCGCAGTCGATTCCGGAAACGTGCAGCTCAGGTCCGACGACGGCAAAACGTTCGTGGAAATGACCCCGGGCGGAGATGTCAATGCCGTCGGGCCGACATCCGTCACGCTGAAGAGCGAAGGCTCCATCACGCTCGACGCCCCTCAGATCATCATCAAGGGGCTGCTCTCCATGCAGTCGCAGTCCGGCGGCGCGACCACGGCCACGCTCGACGGATCGCTTAACGCAACCGGAGATGTCACGGCCTCGAACATCAGCCTCAACAGCCATACGCACCCCGGCGACAGCGGGGGGACCACGGGAGGCCCGCAATGAACGGCAAGCTTGTAGGCGAAGGCGTCCGGTTTGAACGCATCCGCCGGATCACCGGCTATCTCGTCGGCTCGGTCGATCGCTTCAACGACGCCAAGGCCGCTGAAGTCCGGGATCGCGTAACGCATATCAGCATGAAAGGGGTACGCAATGAGATACCGCAAGCTCGATGATTCCGGGGATTTTTCGTTCGGCCACGGGCAGGCGGACTTTCACCATAACACTCCGGAAGCCGTCGCTCAGGCCGTCGCCACGCGGCTACGCCTTTTTTCCGGCGAATGGTTTCTCGACGTTACGGAAGGCACGCCCTACGTTCAGGCAGTCTTCGGCAAGCACACGGCGCAAACATACGGCCCGGCGCTTCGCGAGCGTATCCTTGACACCGAAGGCGTGACGGGGCTTGCCGCGTTCGAGACCGTTTATGACGGAGAAGCAAGACGCCTTACCATAAACGCGACCATCGAAACCGTTTACGGGGAAGCCGTTGTTCAGGAGGTATTGTGATGGCGCTCGCCTATATTGACGACACGGGAATCCATCTGCCCGATTACCCTACCGTCCTCGACCATGTCAAAGGCATCATGCACGACATCTACGGAGACGATCTCTATATTGAAGCGGACAGTCAGGACGGACAGCTCTGCGCCGCGTTCGCTTCAATGATGCACGACACCTATGCGCTTTGCGGTGACGTATACAACGCCTTTTCGCCGTCAACCGCGCAAGGCGTGGGGCTCTCAAGCGTAGTCAAGATAAACGGCATAAGGCGCAAGACGGCCAGTTATTCGACCGTTGATCTACGCATCGTCGGGCAGGTCGGCACCATCGTCACCAGCGGCAAGGCCGAGGACGTGGCCGGGCAAAAATGGCTTTTGCCCGCTCGGGTCGTCATTCCCGCCGAAGGCGAAATTACGGTCACGGCCACGGCCGAAGTCATGGGAGACATCCGGGCCGCCGCCGGGGAAATCACCAAAATCGCCACGCCGACGCGGGGCTGGCAGACCGTAAACAATCCGGCGGCCGCAACGGCGGGTGCTCCCGTGGAGAAGGATTCGGAACTGCGCGGACGTCAGGCCATCAGTACGGCCATCCCGTCACAGACGCCGCTTGAAGCGACCAAGGGGGCCGTAGCCCGGCTTTCCGGCGTGACGCGCAGTGCCGGATATGAAAACGACACGAACGAAACGGACGAGCGCGGTATCCCGGCGCACAGTATCGCCGTTGTTGCTGAAGGCGGCGACACGGCTCAGATCGCCGAGGCCATTTTCGCAAAAAAGACACCCGGCTGCGGCACCTACGGCACGACGACTGTCTCCGTGCGCGACGAATACGGCGAACCTTCGCAAATCCGGTTTTTCCGTGCGACGGACATGCCCGTCTATGCGCGGGTCACGCTCAGGGCGCTTTCCGGCTATCTTTCATCCACAGGCGATACCATCCGCAAGAACCTCGCCGCGTACATCAATACGCTCGGCATCGGCGAAAAGCTGTACGTGAGCCGCCTGTATACCCCTATAAACGCAGTCGCCGCAGAAACCTTTTACGTCGAATCCATCGAGATAGGTACGAGCCCGGGAGTGCTCGCCGCCGAAAATATCGCCGTGGCGTTCAACGCCGTAGTCTCCTGCACGGTGGAAGACATCGAGGTGATTGCTACATGAGCGCGGACGACTACCTTGCCTTGATCACTTCCGAGCACCGGCACCGTCCGAAGTTCGAGGCCGTCGTCGCCGGACTGGCCGGGCCGTTCGTCGAAATGCAGGCCATGCTCGAAAGGATGCGGACCCTGCACGACATCGACACGGCCACCGGCGTACATCTTGATCGCGCGGGAGAATGGATCGGAAGAAGCCGCTATGTGGCCATTCCCCTTGAGAATGTCTATTTCTCGTGGGGCGTCGAAGGGCTTGGATGGAACGAAGGCTACTGGAAAGGGAAGTATGACCCGGATCGCAGCATGGTGCGGCTTTCCGACGACGCGTACCGAACCGTCCTGAAAGCGAAGATCGGCGCGAACCGTTGGGATGGAACCATCCCCGGGGCGTATGAAGTTTGGAGAACGGCTTTCGCGGATATCGGGAGTGTCGTCGTCATTCAAGACAATCAGGACATGAGCATGCTCCTCGGCATAACCGGAGTCCGGCTCGACAACGTCATGCGCCAGCTCATCCTCCAGCGCTACATCGACCTGAAGCCCGAAGGCGTCCGTATCTCGTACTATGCCGTATCGAACAGCGGCGCTCCCCTTTTCGCCTGGAACTGCGATTCCGAAGGGCTCGCGGGATGGGCAAAAGGGGCATGGCCTGAAAAAATCCTGCCTTTTTCACCCTGATCACCGTCAGGGGAGATAAAAAAAGCTGGCGCGGGCATATTGGACTCACAGGAGGACGACATGCCCGTTACCAATGAAATATTGCCTTTCGCCCCACAGGCGACCGTTGCCCTTTCCGAGATTCTGAGCCTCGCCGAGTATACCGCCGACAGCCAGCGCCTACGCGGGAATCAACCCGGAATCGCCCGGCTCGAGCTCGTCAACACGGTACTCAAGCAGACGTCACATATGACCGCCGGGCTCGCGCAGTTCATCGCCAACCGGTACGACGGCGGCGTCAAAGACGACGGAAACCTCGACGCCGTCGAATCCGGATTGCAGGCGGCGATCATGAGCCTCGTCTCCGGCGTCACGGACCCTCTGTCAAAAACGCTGGCGACACTTGAAGCAATCCGTAAAAGCTGGATTGGAGCCCCCCGTTACCACCGCTCTACGGTGCTCCCCCCGGACTACGCATGGGTGAATGGCGACCTCATCCTTTTTGAAGATCGTCCAGAATTTGAAGAGGTTTACCTCGCTGGCGGCTTCGAGGGAATGCTTCTCGAAGCAAACGCCACCAGCGAGCAGATCGCCGCCAACCTCGGGAAGTTCAGAAAACATCCTAACGGACTGGGATTATACCTTCCTTCGTGTGGCGAACAGTTTTTCCGAGCTTGGACGGGGGTGGGTGGGGCTGGAACTCATCACGATGCAGGGCTTCCGGAGATTTCGGGCAGTTTTGCTGTGCGTGGTACGATGATCAATGACAATTCAGTGCTCGAAACAACCGGTGCATTCCTTTACACAAATACGTCATATGATGAGCGGTTTGCGTCGTTTCAAGTGTCATCCAATCTATCAAGTCAGGGATGCACTTTTAATGCCAAACGTAATCATCCGCTTTTCGGAGCAGCCAACACAGTCATGCCGCCTTCGATTGACATACCAGTATGCACATATCTAGGGCAGCACGCCTAGTTATGGTTCTACACATAAGTGCAGACGGGGTAGACACGTTGACTGGACGGTTTTCGTTCACAGTTGAGACTATCTTTGACGCACTAAACAAAGGCTGCACATTCGCCTCCAAAGTCTGTGAGAACGCATCACCCCCAATCACATCAAAGTTAATTAGATGTCTGACCAATTTCGCATCGGCGTGTCAATAGTAGCCTCTCTAGATAATCTGGACACCAAAACTCGTAAAATTTTTTAACACCCGCAAAATGCAAAAAGAAGAATGAAATGAATATCCCTCAGCTTTACATGTTTGACATGATAACCGGTGAGTATACTGGCAGCCGTGATGCTACAAAACGCTATAACGGGGATTTCATTATTGAAGCTACAGGGGCAACGTCTGTAGCTCCGCCCTCTGAGATCGCTGCTGGACATGTGGCTCGATGGACAGGCAATGTATGGGAATTGGTCGAGGACCATCGGCAACATATGGATGAGCAAGGTCGTAAACAGGGAGGGACGCAATACTGGATGCCTGATGATATATGGCAATCGCAGCCCCGATACATGACCGAGTTAGGGCCTCTGCCTGAGGGAGCACTGCTTGAACGTCCCGAGAAACCTCTGGAAATTATCCGTTCAGAAAAATTATCCTCACTCGGGTCTGCTTTCGCATCTGCCGAGGTCAGCGGTCATCTCACGTCGGTATGTGGATTCGAGATTGATGCAACGGAGCGCGCAACCAAGGACATATCTGAACTGATAATGTTTTTGGAATCTACAGGTACTTCTACCACTACATTTTGTGATTACACCAATATATTCCGTCAGGTAACGATTGAGAATCTAAAGACAATACAGCTTGAAATTATCACATACAGGCAGGCCTTATACTCACGCAAGTGGAGCCTAAGAACAACCATAAACAACGCGCA